AAAGTATCTATTGCTATTCTAGTTGCGTTTGGTTGTGTAGCAACAATATGTGTACCACTTCTTATATTTTTAGTTTCATCACAATACACAAAAACAACAGGTGCTAGTATTTGAGAATTAGTTACAGCATATCTGTGGTCAGTTACAAACTTTTCAGCAGTTTCTCCAAATATTTTATCTGTTTGAGTATTTGTTTGAAAGGTAAATAATTGTGTTAACTTATAAATTTCTCTTATAATTTTAGGATCAGTATATACTCTTAAACTATAATGTGTTTCGTTTTGCTTTGATGGTGAGTTAGCTGCAACATAGATAAGTGTATCTAAATCTTTTTCTGAAACCATTTTATTCAAATCATAATTACGCTGTGCTTTTTTACATACGTCAATAGCATTCTCTATTTCATCATTCATGTGTTTATTTATTATAAATATTACTAACATAATCTTATATTAATTACCGAACATTGTAACAAGGAGAATAGTATGGCTAAAAAGCCTAAGAAGATAACTATATCCTCTCTAAAAAAGAAGGCACCTAAAGTACCTCCTTTCACGTGTATAAAGATTGACAATGTTATAAGTAAATTAGAGAAGATTGTAGAACGTAAAAAGACGTTAGATAAAAAACAACTAAAAGATTTAGTTAAGAAACTTGAAACATTAAGGGAGGCCAATGAGTCACTACGAGATAGTGGTATCTATTGGTACGAAAAATTAAAACTGTTATTAAAAACGAGGTAGATATGAATTACTACTTTACAGGTTGCATAATAATATTGTTTGTGTTACTCACGTTGATAGCTGCACCTATGTTATAATAATGATTAAAAGTTAGAGTGTACTAATTTCATCCAGTCATAGTTTCTGTGAATGGCATGAGTCGTGTATATTTTATTGTTCTCAAAATCAATTGAAATTGTCTGACCACCATAACCGTCCATAACGAATATTGGTTTGTCAGCATATGTGTGAAACTGACCAGCATAATAAGTAGGGTTTGAAAATGCGTCTGTACTATTTCTATTTTTAGATTTACCTTTGTGTATTTTGTTTTCGTATAAATCTTTTAAGTATTGACCTTCACATGTATTATTATTCCAATCATCTAACATTGCAACAGCAATTCTTAAATAATCATATCTTGTTATGTAGAAAGAATAAGTTAATGATTCTGTTTTACTTGAAGCGTCTTCTTGTTTAAATAATTTTACATCATATTGTACGTTTACTTTTTTATTAAACAAATAATTTAATAATTTTTTAAAATCTTTATGACCCATTTTATGTAATAGGTAACTAGCAACAACGTTAGTATCAACGTTACTATAATTATAAACATTTTTACCTGGTGTTGTATTTTTAATTTCTCTTTTCATAATACTTTGTATAGTACTATTGTTAGGCCATTTCTTATAATCTTTATTATGATTTTTAGGATTACCACTTGCCATGTTTAATACATTTATTAACGTAGCGTTTTCATAATACGTATTATCAAATATATCCCAATTCATTGTTTCATTAATACCTGATATATAACCTCTACAGATAGCATGACCTGTCATGTAAGATATAATAGACTTACCCATTGACATTGATTGCCATTTAGTTTTGTCATTAAAATATTTACTATACTTTTCTGTTTTTTGATCTACTACAATTTGACCATCAGCAAAAGCAATATAACTTAATAGAGCAGTTGTGTTTAATTGTTCAGTTACAAATTTGTCTGTAGTAGTATTAGTATCAAAAATTTTGTACTCACCATCTGCCTTTATTGTAAATTTGTAACCTTTTCTTGTACTAGAGTCTTTTGAATATTTTTTAGCATAATGTTTCAATACTTTATCTGTTGGATTTGCCCATTCAGGTAATTCAACTTTGGATGTACTTGTATATAATTTTTTAACTTTTTTGATTACTAATGTTTCGCCATCACAACCATTGACGTACCATATCTGACTATATTTTTGTTCATGTTTACAAACGTCATGTTCTTCAGCAAATACAGCAGCGGCAGAAAATATAAATGAAAATATTAATATTGTTATCCAAAGTCTAAACATTATATTCCGTATTCGTTTAATCTGAAATCTACAACAGGCATAAAGTCGTAGGCATATTCATAATCAGGTAAGGCACCTGACATTTTAACCAAAGTATCATTAGGTTTACGTTTATCAAAAAACTTTTGTAAAACAGTTTTAAGATTTTCTGCCATTACGTTATGAATGTTTTTATTAAATTTACAAAACAATGATCCACAAACTACATTGACATCTGTAGCACCAACTTTCTTTGCAACGTTAATAATTTCATTTCTTAATTGTTCATTTGTCATAATGTTCTCCTATGTTGGTTATTTTAAATATAAAGGTCCTGTCCATTGTATTGGATAGTTACCTGTTAATACGTTACCTCTAGCAGAGTTTAAAGCAGGTGCATTGTAACCAGCGGCTTTCAATATATCACCTTTCTTAAAATGTTTAAAGTCTTCTTTTGCAATAAAACAAAATACGCCGTTTTCTCTTACAACTTTAATATATTTTTTACCAGGTCTTATAGATATTTTACTATCCCAATTATCAACTTGTTCTTTAGAATAACCAGTTAATTCTTTGCCACCCATAGTTGACATTTTAATATAGTCTTGTTTAGCACCATCCATTAGATTTGTAATTCCTTCATCAAGTGTTTTTGCAGTTTGTGTTACCATAGTCATAGTGTTATATATCCTTTTTAGTTTTCATTATTTGTATTACTTGAAATAAAGATTTTGTTTTAAGTAATTTGTTTCCATAAGCAAGTCTTTTTTCAAGTTTTTTAATTGCAGTTTTTAATTGTTTATTATTCATTATTTTACTTTTATTATACCAGTTTCTTGGTATGCCTTATAGTCGTTAATGATTTTATTAATTGCATTTTTCATATTAATGTCAATCATCTTTAAAAGAGTGTTATCAATTTCAATAACTTCTTTTATGTTTTTGTTTATTTTGTTTATTTGAGAATATGCAACGTTTCTAACAATTGCCATATTCATATTTGTGTTTTTGTTTTTCATATACTACTAATATACCGTATTTTTATGTAAAAATCAACAAAAAAATGGAATATTTGTCCGATTCTTCCGTAGCTTGTCGGCATTTTGGCACATATAGAACAAAAGTAGAACAAAAACCGTTATAAATAGTAGAAATTAACTAAAAATTGAGGAAATTATGGCAAAAATGCGTGAATTTCTGTTCTGGAACGAATCAGGACAAGAGGAAAAGAAAGAAGATACAAGTTTTAAGAAGGCTGTTAAGTCAATCCAAGAAAAATTTAAGAATCAGTTGATTGGATATGAATATATTAGTAAAAAAGGCAAAAAAATTGTGTCTTCAATACAATTACCACTTGGTAGAAAGAAAAAAATAGGTAGATAATGGCAAAAATGAGTAAAACCTTTGTTGCAAGGGAAAAATCTTACAAAAAAACTTCACAAAGTAAGAAAAAAAGAAGTGTGAAGTTTGGATCAATGAATAAATCTAAAAAACGTAGTTGGAAACACTATAACGGTCAAGGAAAAAGGTAAAATGGCGGCAAGAGAAGGAGATTTGTTAACTACAGGACACGCTTGCGATGGAACCACTAATTTAGCGATCTCTTTAGTAAGAACAGTAAAGGCAAACGGTATCTATGGTGCTGTTCAAGGCACACCTACAGTAACACACCTAGTTCCACCTATTTTACCACCTTGTTCATCACATGTTGCCTTTTTAAACAAAGGATCATCAAACGTAAAGATAGGTGGTATACCTTGGGGTCGTACAACTGATAGTGCTGATTCAGGTGCAATGTTACTCACTTCTCTAAATGTATTAGTAAATGGTCTGTAAAGTCATATAAATATAGTTATGGCCTATTCAAACTATGACGCAAGTACAACGAATCAAAGTAAACGATCAAATCGTATTTACAAAGATTTAAATTTAAACTTTACTAAAAATCCAGCAACTAAAGATGTTGCAAGATTATTTGATGTACAGGCAATTAAGAGAGCTGTTAAGAATATAATCTTAACAAACAAATACGAAAAACCTTTTAATTCTGACTTTGGTTGTAATTTAAGAGGTTTCTTATTTGAGAACATGACCGAACCTATGATGGTAATCATCAAAGATAGGGTCGCAATGGCAATTGAGAAATATGAACCTAGAGTTTCAGTAGAAGATGTAGTTGTTCAGGAAGATGAAAACAATAATGGGTTAGATATTATGGTTTCATTTTTAATTAATGGTGCAGAAGCGCCTATATCAGTATCAACATTTTTACAAAGAGTAAGATAAGATGGCACAACACAAATTAGAAATTTCAGAATTAGATTTTGAAAATATAAAAGGTTCACTCAAAAGATTTTTAGCAAATCAAAACGAATTTAAAGATTACGACTTTGAAGGTAGTTCAATGGCAATATTGCTTGACCTACTTGCTTACAATACACATTACTTGGCTTACAATGCAAACTTTGTAGCAAACGAAATGTTTATGGACACAGCACAGTTAAGATCAAGTGTTGCGTCATTGGCTAAATTAGTAGGATACACACCTAACTCTGCTAGAGCACCAATCGCTGATTTAAAATTAGTAATCAACGATGGTACAGGTGCTTCAATTACAATTCCTGCAGGTACAAAATTTACTTCATCAATAGATGGTTTAACTTACACGTTTGTTTCAGTATCAGATAAAGTTGTACAACCAATTGATGGTATTTACACAGCACAAAGTTTAAATGTTTACGAAGGTACATATGTTACCTATGCTTACACATATGACAGCCAAGATATAGATCAAAGATTTTTAATACCTAGTGACAGAGCAGATACAACTACAATAAAAGTTGTAGTGCAAAATAGTGCTTCAGATGTAACACAAAACACGTACACTAAAGCAAGTTCAATAACAGAATTAGATAGTACATCAAAAGTTTATTTCTGCCAAGAGGCTGAAGACGGTCAATTTGAAATTTACTTTGGTGATGGTGTAATTGGTAAATCATTAGACGATGGTAACATAATTAGTATTAGTTATGTTGTTACAAACAAAACAGAAGCTAACGGTGCAACTGCATTTACATTATCAGGTTCTATTTCTGGATTTACAGACGTAACTATAACTGTTAACTCATCAGCACAAGGTGGTGCTGAACCTGAAAGTTTACAAAGTATAAAATTCAATGCACCTAATTTTTATGCGTCACAAGACAGAGCAGTTACAATAGAAGATTATAAATCAAAAGTAAAACAACTTTATGCTAACACACAATCAGTTAGTGCTTGGGGTGGTGAAGACGCTGAAACGCCATTCTATGGTAGAGTTTATCTTTCTATTTTACCAACAAGCGGTTCTAATCTTACAGACGCTACAAAAGATAAAATAGTAAAAAATTTAAAAAAATATTCAGTTGCTTCAGTTACACCAGTTATCATTGATCCTGAAACAACAGATATATTAATTACATCTAACGTTAAGTTTAATGCGGCAACAACACCTAAAACTGCTGACACAATTAAATCAAACGTTGTTACAACAATAACAGATTACAACGCAAATACTTTACAATCATTTGATACTATTTTTAGATATTCTAAATTAACAGGATTGATTGATGAAACAGATGAAAGTATTTTATCAAACATAACTACAATTAAAATGAGAAAGTCTTTTGTACCAACATTAGGCAGTTCTACAAAATATACAATTAACTTTGCAAACGCATTATTCAATCCACATTCAGGTCACAATTCTGCTTCTGGTGGTATTTTAGAATCAACAGGATTTAAAATTGATGGCGACACTACAAACATTTGGTTTTTAGATGATGATGGACAAGGTAATGTAAGAAGATATAGAAATGATGGTTCTGTAAGATCATATGCTAACAGTTCACAAGGTACAATAGATTACTCAACAGGTAAAGTTGAAGTAAACTCTTTAAATGTTTCTAATATAGAAAACGTAAGAGGTGCAGCTTCAACAGTTATAGAAGTTACGGTTAAACCTAACTCAAACGATATTGTTCCTATCAGAAATCAAGTATTAGATATTGATGTTGCAAACAGTTCAGTTACAGTTGAGGCTGATACATTAGCGGGAGGCTCAGCAAACGCTGGTATAGGATATACCACGACTAGTAGTTATTAGATGAAATGGCCGACTTTAAAGATAAAATATCAAACCTTATAAATTCACAAGTACCTGATTTTGTACTTGAAGACCACCCATTATTTTTAGATTTTGTAAAAGCATATTATCAGTTGATGGAATCAGCTGAGATTACATTAACAAACATTGGCGATCCAGATCATTTAGTATTAGAAGGTTCAACAGCTGCAAAGATTGTACTTGATGGTACAAACGTAAGTAAAGATGATGGTGACGATAACGTTCTTTTAGAAGACACAAGTTATGGTGATTTTATAAACGGCGAAACTATTACAGGTTCTATATCTGGTGCAACGACAACGGTAATAATAGAAGACGTTGATGGTGGTGGTCGTTTGTTTGTTGCTCATCAAAATAAATTTATAGAAGGTGAATTAATTACAGGTTCAACTTCAGGTGCTCAGGCAACCATCGGTAAGTACAGAGCAAACCCAGTTCAAAATATTCAACAACTTTTAGATTACGCTGACGTAGATAAAACTATATCAGGTTTCTTATCTAAATTTAGAAACGCATTTTTAACAAGTGTACCTGATAGATTATATACAGGTATAGATAAAAGAAATCTTACAAAAAATATTAAATCATTGTATCAGGCAAAAGGTACAAAACGTGCAAGTGAAATATTTTTTAAATTACTTTTAAATGAAGACGCTGAAATAAGATACCCTAAAGATGAGATGTTAAGGGTGTCTGATGGTAAATGGGATACTAAAAAAATAATTCGTTGTTTAGCATTAGGTAATTCAGAACCTTCAAATCTTATAGGTCAAACAATCACACAGGAAAATGATCCAGTTAGTGCTTCAGTAAATGAAGCAACTGCAATTGTAGAAGACGTATTTAAATTTTTAATAGGTGGTGTAGAAGTTACTGAATTGGTTGTTGGTGATGATTCTGTTTCTGGTACTTTTGTTGCTGATCAAACAATTACAGGTACAGATAATACAGACGCTGATGTTTTAGTTTCATTAACAGTTTCAGAAATTATAGATCAAAAAACAATTACAAATGATGGTGCATTATATAACGCAGATGACCAAGTAGAAATAACAGCAGGTGGTACAGGTGCAAATGTTAAAGTTGGTACAATAGGTCCTGGTACAATACAAGAAGTATTAGTAGATACAGGTGGTACAGGTTACGCTGTAGGTGATACCATAAACTTTGGCACAGGAAATGCGACTGCAAGAGTATCAGTTGTAAATGGTGGTGTTACATTAGAGTCTGGTACAGGTACAGGTCAATTAATATTAGAAGATGAAACAGGTAAGAATGACCAATATTTTGGTAACAAAGTTGTACAAGAAGCGGGTTCAGGTAACGAAGATATTACAGATGTTAGAATGATTGAATTTGGTAATGGTTATACATCTTTACCTAGTGTGACGGTTACGTCATCTGGTGGTAGTGGTGCAAAACTATTAGCATATGGTTCCGAAATAGGACGTGCATTAACAATGAAAGTAATTGAGTCTGGTTATAATTATCAAGCAAGTCCTGCACCAACAATAAAGTTACCAACTTATATTTTATACAATGGTCTTTCAGGTGGTTTAAGTGAAGGAGAAACAATAACTGGTGGTACTAGTAGTGTTACTGCTGAGATAGTTTCTATAGATACGGATTTGAATATTGTAAAAGCAAAAAATCATAGTGGATCATTTGTAGAGGGAGAAACAATTACTGGTGGTAATGGCGCTACATTTACTGCATTAAGATTACAACAAGCAACTGGTACAGTTTCAATAGGTACAGTTGTAACTACAGATGGTACTTTTATAAACGAAGATGGTTGGGTATCTGAAAACTCAATGAAAATACAAGACAGTTTATTATACCAAGATTATTCATATATCATAAAAGTTGGTAGATCAATTAATGAATGGCGTGACGCATATGTAAAAACTTTACACTCTGCTGGTTTTTATTTTCAAGGTGAGATTGCCATACAGTCAAGTTTAAATGCTCAGATTAGAAGAATAACTGGAGTAAACTCTGGTGTAGAAGGTATCTTAAAAACTCTACTTATAAGAATTTACTCAAAACTTGTTGGTCGTAGATTAGGTACAGAATCAGATGGTACAAGTTTAAGAGCAAACGCAAACGAAGTAGTATCTGCTGACTTTGATACAGATACAATTTCACAGTTTAGTAAAACAACAAGAGATGTAACTTTAAAAACACAACCACTTGTAATAGATTATGTAAGTAGAGTTAGAAGAAATTTATCCAACTCATCAGGTGACTTAGTAAATGTAAGACAAGGATTTGCATATGCAGGACCAAGATTTGGTGTTTTAAATAGATTTATTAATACTGCATTTGGAGTTACTGCAAACAATTCATTTAGTAGTAGTGGTATTACTTTTGCAATATTAAATGATATAAAAGTTCAAGGTACAAGAACATCTTTAGACGGTTCAAATGCAATCTTTTTAATGACTTCAAGTGCTGAAGGAAGAAAACTTAAAACAAATTTTACAATTCCTGCACAAATCGGTGATACATCAGGTAATACTATGGATGAAACAATAACAACATTTGATAATACTAATATTACAATGGATGTAGGATAACATATAAATAGTAAGAGAGAGATATGGCAAAACAAACAATAAACATCGGATCAATCGCAAATGACGGCACAGGTTCAACACTTCGAGCCGCTGGTGATTTAGTTAATGATAATTTCAATGAAATTTATGCAGCAATAGGTGATGGAACTACTTTAACAGATATATTAGCTGCTGGTTATATTACAGCTTCTAGTACATCTACTTTAACAAACAAGTCAGGTAATATATCTCAATGGACAAATGACTCAGGTTATCTAACTTCAATTTCCGAAACTAACGATTTAACATCATCAGTAACTTGGGCAAATGTTCCTGACGCAAACATAACTCAAAGTTCAGTAACACAACATCAAGCCGCTTTATCAATAACAGAGTCACAAATTAGTGATTTACAAAGTTACATAACTGCAGGTTCAACAACAACACTCACTAATAAAACTTTTGACGCAAATGGTACAGGTAACTCAATATCAAATATTGAAGTTGCTGATTTAGCGTCTGGTGTTTTAGATACAGATATAACCACAGTTTCATCTTTAGATAATACTCTTGCATCAGCAAAAGCAATTAAAACTTATGTTGATAATATTGCTGCTGCTGGTATTCATTATCATACAGCAGTAAGAGTAGAGTCTCCAATAAATTTAAATGCTTCATATGATAACGGTACTTCAGGTGTAGGTGCAACTTTAACTAACACAGATACTTTAGCAGCCATTTCAATTGATGGTATTGCTTTATCTTTAAATGATAGAGTTTTAATTTACAATCAAACAAATGCAGCTCACAATGGTGTATATTATGTATCAACTGTTGGTGATGGTGCAACTGCTTGGGTATTAACAAGAACAACAGATACAGATAGTTACGGTGCTTCTGATCCAGATTCTTTAGGAGAAGGTGACGCTTTCTTTGTAAAAGAAGGTAATACAGGTGCTGGAGAATTATATGTAATGAATACTAGTGGTACAATTACATTTGGCACTACAAATATTACATTTTCTGTAATTGCCGAAACAGCAGTATATTCAGCAGGTCAATCTTTAACACTATCTGGAACAGAATTTTCAGTAACAGCAGGTTCTATCAGTTCTACACAGTTAACAAGTGCCGTTACTTTAGAAATATTAGATTCAACAGGATCAGCAGTTAAAACAATAATAGGAGCAGGATCATAATAGATTTTGATTATAAATATAAAGAGGAATAATAATGCCAGCAATAATAACAAACAAATTTAGAATGAACAATGCGGAACAGTTTCAGGAATCATTTTCTGAAGCTTCCCCAACAGTTTACTACTTAGGAATAGGTAGAGCACAAGAATTTGGTACTTTAACAAGACCAGATGGTAGAACAGACTACGAAGGTACAGAAACAGCACCTACTACACCAGGTGATAGTGTACTAAATGAATTTAAAAACTATGATGATCTGCTGGCTGCAAAAAAGATCACAGGTTCAGACGTTTCATTTGTTATTCCTAGAAGAAACTGGACATCAGGTACAACATACGATATTTACAGACACGATTACGAGGAGTTTGTAACAGGTAGCACATCAACAAGGATTACATCAAATAGTGGTGCAACAACTTTGTTTGACTCTACTTTTTATGTAATAACTTCAGACAGAAACGTTTACAAGTGTTTAGACAATGATGGTAATACTACTTCGACAGTAGAACCAACAGGTACTGGTACAACTTTAATTACAACTGGTGATGGATACAAGTGGAAATATATGTACACTTTATCGGCGTCACAACAATCAAATTTCTTATCAACTGACTTTATGGCAGTTTCAACTGACTCAACTATATCATCAGCTGCTGTTGATGGCGCACTAGACGTAGTAAAAGTTAAAACTGGTGGATCAAGTTATACAGTTTCAGGTGGTGGTACATCAGGAACAATAACTGCTGTACCAATTAGAGGTGATGGTAGTGGTGGTGTTTGCTCTGTAACTTTAACTTCAGGCGCTATAACTGCTGTATCTATAACAACCTCTGGTACAGGTTACACTTCAGGTTATATTAGAAATGCTGACATACTTGCAGCTACAAATGCTGGTGGTGCTGGGTCAGGTGCAGAATTAGACGTAATCATTCCACCAAAAGGTGGTCATGGTTTTAACGCTGTAGAAGAATTAGGTGGATTCTTTGTTATGTTAAATACAACATTAGAAGGAACTGAAAGTTCTAACTCTGGTGATTTTACGGCTGCAAACGACTTTAGAAAAATTAGTTTAATTAAAAATCCAAACAACGCAGCTGGTTCGGCTGCTTCTGCAACAACATTAAGAGGCACATCTGCTGTTAAAATTAATACTTCACCCACTCCAGGAACATTTGTTGCTGATGAAGAAATTAATCAGGCAAGTACAGGTGCTGTAGGTAAAGTTGTTGAATGGGATGCTACAAATAAAATTTTATATTATGTTCAGACTAGACACAATGGCGCTGGTGCTGATACAAATGGTAACGTTACTGCTTTTAGTGGTACAAATGTAATTACTGGACAAACATCTAGTGCTACAGGTACTCCTGAAAATACTACTTCAACTGTTAACAATGTTTCATTTACTTCTGGTTATGCTGCTCCTGAATTGAAACATGATACTGGAGAAATCTTATACGTTGAAAATAGAACAAAAATTGCAAGAGCGACTGACCAAACTGAAAATATCAAACTCATCATTGAGTTTTAATAAAGGAAAATAAATTATGCCAAGTCCAACTGATTTCAATGTCAGTCCTTACTATGACGATTTTACAGAGTCAAAAAAGTTCCATAGAGTTCTTTTTAGACCTGCGTTTGCTGTTCAAGCTAGAGAATTAACTCAATCTCAAACACAATTACAAAATCAAATAGAAAGAATGTCAGATCACCTTTTTGATAAGGGATCAATGGTCATTCCTGGTGAAATTGGTTACGATTTAAAATACTATGCTGTTAAGTTAACATCTAAATCTGCTTCAACTGTAGATAGTTATATTGACACTACACTAACAGGTGGTACTTCAGGCGTTACTGCTAAAGTTGTAAACGCTGTTGCTACAGACGGTACTGATCCAGATACACTATTCGTTAAATACGTGAATACTGCTTCTGATGGTGCACAAATTCCTTTTACACATGGTGAAACAATAACATCATCTAATACTTCAACAGCTGTTGTTGCTTCTTGTCATACAGGATCAGCTGCACAGATTAAAGAAGGTGTATATTACATCAATGGTTTTCACGTTCAAGTATCTACACAAACTTTGATACTTGAAAAATATTCAGATACACCTAGTTATAGAGTTGGTTTATCAGTAACAGAATCTTTTGTCACACCTGGTGATGATACATCTCTAAACGATAACGCACAAGGCGTATCAAACTCAAACGCTCCTGGCGCTCACAGATTTAAAATACTTTTAACATTAGGCAAAAAAGCATTAAACAATACTGAAGATAGTAACTTCTATGAATTGTTAAGATTGTCAAGTGGTGTATTACAAAACCAAGTTAGAACAACTGAATACGCTGTATTAGAAGATACACTTGCTCGTAGAACATTTGACGAAAGTGGTGACTATGTTGTAAGACCTTTTGATATAGATGTTAGAGAACATTTATCTTCAGGCAACAATAGAGGTATCTTTACATCATCAGCAGGTGGTGACGCAACTAAACTTGCAGTAGGATTCTCTCCTGGAAAAGCATATGTAAAAGGTTATGAGATAGACACAATCGCAACAACTTTTTTACCTGTAGATAAGGCAAGAGATTTTGACACACAAAATAATTTTAGTACTAGATTTGATGTAGGTAACTTTGTAAACGTAACAAACGTTTATGGTTCTCCCGACATTTCAACTGCTTCAGGTGTAGAAGGATTTAAAGGTTTAACTTTACACAATACAGCAACAAGTTCACGTGGTACTGCAAACACAGGATCAAGTTCAGGTATTACTACAATTGGTAGAGCAAAAAGTAGAGGCTTTGAATATTCTTCAGGTACTGCTGCTTCAAACATATTTTCAAGTTCAAGTGTAACAAGTGCTGTTTATAAACATTATCTTTTTGATATAGTTTTATTTACACACTTAAATATTAAAACTGCACAAGCATTTACAACAGGTGAAACTGTAACTGGTGGTACTTCAAGTGCTACTGCAACAGTTCAATCTGTATCTACTACAGAAAGTGCTACAATCACAGGTGCAACAGCAGCTGATCCTGTAGTAGTTACATCTTCAAACAATTTTAAAGAAGGTCAACAAGTAACAATTACAGGCGTTAGTGGAATGACTGAATTAAATAATAACGTTTATACAGTTAGAAACCCATCGACATCAAATTTCGAGTTATATGACACAGACGGTACTACTTCAATTGATGGATCAGGATTTACCACTTACACTTCAGGTGGTGCAGCTGCACACGGTGTAGTTATAGTATCAAACGTACAAGGTACTTTTGCTACTGGCGAAACAATAACAGGTGGCACATCAAGTAACACAGCAGTTATTCAAGCAGACGCTGTTGGTTTAAAAGGTGTTACTGCATTTGATATACCACAAGTTAAACAAATTGCAATGGCAGGTTCGCCTACATTTACTGCTGATACATCATTAGACGTTACAAATGGCGACAATGCAACATTAACAGGTACACTATCTATCGCAAATAGTGACACATCTGTAACAGGTTTCAACACAAGATTTACATCTGAATTATTAGTTGGCGATTCAATATCATTTACTACAAACGGTGGTACCTCTTTAACTAGAATAGTTGAGGCTATCATTAGTGATAGTTCAATAACACTATCAGCTGCTGTTGGTGGATCAGACGTATCCACAAAAACAATTGCAACGAGAAGAAGAACAAAAATACAATCACCTGATAAAAATATTTCTATATTTAAACTGCCATATGAAAATATTAAAACATTAAAGACTACTGTAAATGGTAATGCTTCAGATACAACTTACACATTTAGAAAACACGAAATTAAAACACTAACTGGTGATGGTATCGCTACATTTTCTGCTGGTGTAAATGAAACATTTGCTGATTTATCAGAGACCGATTATACTATCTCAATTACAAGTACAGGTTCTGGTGGATCAGGCGCTGTAGGAGATGTATTAAGTTTAACAGGTAACAACCATGAAGGTAGTGCTATATTTACATTGAATGGTGCTAAAACTACTTTGACAATTGACTTTGGTGCAAACTACGCTGCTCACAATATTAAAGCATTAATTACGTTAAACAAAACGGTAGGTACTTCGAAAACTAAAACACTTAACAGTAATGAAACACTTGCTGTATCTACACAGGCAACAATAGAGAGTGGTGTAATTAGTTTAGCAAAAGCAGATGTAATTGCTATCAATTCAATTTACATGGCACCTGACTTTAGTACGGATGCAACAACATCACATACAGACGTTACAGATAGATTTGATTTAGATACAGGTCAAAGAGATAACTTCTATGATGTTGGTAGAATAAAATTAAAAACTGGTGCGTTAACACCAACAGGTAGATTACTTGTAAACTTTAACTATTACTCTCATAGTGCAGGAGATTATTTTGATGTTGACTCATACTCAGCAATTAATTACGAAGACATTCCTGCTTACACTTCAAACAATACAGGTGTTAGATATGAATTAAGAGATAGTTTAGACTTTAGACCAAGAGTTGATGACGCAAGTACAATCAATTCAGGTAACCAAGATAGATCATTTGATGATACTGGTAATTCAGTAGTACAACCTATCAAATTTAATTCAGACGTTAGATCAGACTTTGAATACTATTTAGGAAGAGTAGATAAAATATTTTTAGATAAAGATGGTAACTTTAAAGTATTAAAAGGCGCTAGTTCATTAGAACCAAGAGTACCTGGTACATTAGATAACGCAATGCACCTATACACGTTGTTTTTACCTGCATATACATTGGATACATCCGAAGTTGGTATAGAACACGTTGACAACAAACGATATACAATGAGAGATATTGGTAGAATAGAAAGAAGAATAGAAACTACAGAATACTATACTCAATTATCTCTACTAGAAACAGCTGCACAGAATTTACAAATACAAGACTCAAATGGTTTTGATAGATTTAAAAATGGTTTCGTTGTAGATAACTTTACAGGTCACGGTATTGGTGATGTAGGAAATAACGATTACAAAGTTTCTATAGATTACGCAAACGGTGAGTTAAGACCTACATTCCATGAAGACGCTGTACAACTTATTGAAAGAGATGATGATGGTACTGCAATTACAGCTGATGATAGAACAACACATAACTATCAAAAGACTGGCGACTTAATAACATTACCATATACTGAGGAAACATTAATAGATCAACCTTATGCAAGTAAGGCTATCAATGTTAACCCATTTGGTGTATTTACATGGATAGGTGCAATAGAATTAACACCTCCAGGTGATGAATGGAAAGAAACAGAAAGAGCACCTGAATTAGTTATCAACAACCCTAATGGTAGTTGGGACAACTTAACTAAAAACTCTGGTAACTCTAATCAGTTATCTGAATTTCCTATGTCAACAGTTTGGAATTCATGGCAAGATACATGGACAGGAAGACCTATTGAAACAGAAAGAAAAAATGTAGGTACATATAAGAAAAGAGGTGGTCATGGTTGGAGAGTAATTGCAAAAGAAGAAGTAACTACTGCTCAACAAGTATCACAAACAAGAACAGGAATTAGAGCAGTTGCTGTACCTGAAACAGTAAGAACATCTATCGGTGATAGAGTTGTTTCAGTTGCATTTGTTCCTTTTATTAGAAGTAGAACATTAACATTTACTGCAACAAGATTAAAACCTAATACAAGAGTTTATCCATTTTTTGATAATATAGACGTTACTGCATATGTAACTCCAGACGGCGGTGCATTAGGTGGTAATTTAGTTACAGACGCTAATGGTAAGGTTGAAGGTACATTTGCAATACCTGATCCTAAAACAAATTCAAATCCTAGATGGAGAACAGGTCAAAGATTATTCAGATTAACAAGTTCATCTTCAAACAGTTTAACAAACGCAAACGTAGAAACGGCTGCAAACGTTGAATATGTTGCAAGAGGTCTATTAGAAACAGTAAGAGAAACTATTATTTCAAGTAGAGAAGCTCGTGTTGAAATGAGAAGTGTTACAGAAAGTCAAAGTATTACTAGAACATCCACAAGAACGGAAGAAAGACAAGTTGGTTACCATGACCCACTTGCTCAAACTTTCTTAATTGATGATGAAGGTGGTGTATTCTTAACATCTTTAGATGTATTCTTTAGTACAAAAGACGCTGCGATACCAGTAACAGTTCAAATAAGAGATGTTGTAAATGGTTATCCAGGTCAGAAAATATTACCATTCTCGGAAGTAACTTTAAATCCAAGTGCTGTTAATACAAGTACAGATGGTACAACTGCAACTAAATTTACATTTGCAAGTCCTGTTTACATACAATCAAACGTTGAGTATTGTTTTGTTGTAATGGCAAACTCACAAGACTACAATGCTTATGTGGCAAGAATAGGTGAAACATCTTTAGATACAAATAGAACAATATCTGCTCAACCATATGCTGGTGTATTATTTAAATCACAGAATGGTATGACATGGTCTGCTGAACAAAATGAAGATATGAAATTCAAATTAAGAAGAGCAGAATTTAGTAACGTAACTGGTACAGTTACATTAACTAACGATACATTAGGAACAAGAACACTTAAAAATAATGCTTTAAGAACAACAAATGGTTCTAAAGTAATTAGAGTATTCCATCCTAACCATGGTATGCACGGTACAAGTAATAACGTTACAATCGCTGGTGTACCTAGTGGTTCACACAATGGTCTTGCACACTCTGATATTAATGGAACATATACAAGTATTTCAAATGTAACTTTAGATAGTTACGATATTACATCTCCAAGTTCAACAAATGCTACTGCAACAGGTGACATCGGTGGTACTGCTATTACAGCAACACAAAATAGATTGTTTGATGTATTAAATTTAGGTGGTATTCAAATAGTAACTTTACCTGATACAAATATTGATTACTTTGTAAGAACAACAACTGGTAGATCAGTACATGGATCAGAAACAGAATTTACATTAACATCAGCAACAAATAAACTTGCTGTAATTAATAACGACAATATTGCTTTCACAGCACCTCAAATGGTTGCAAGTGAAATAAATGAGTCAGGAGATACTGTATTAGGTGTTGCAGCAAAAGGTGTTGGCAAATCTTTCTATACAATATTAGAAATGACAACTACAAATACTAAACTTTCTCCTGTATTAGATACTCAAAGAATGAGTGCATTTACAATTTCAAATAGATTAAATAATCCTACAAGTTCTAACACACCTGATTTTGTTAGTGATACAACAAATACAGGAACATCATCAGCTGCTGTTTATTGTACTAAACCAGTATTGCTAGAAAACAACTCAAAAGCGTTAGACATTAGATTAACTGCAAACATAAGAGCAACATCTGAAGTTGAAATGTACTTTAGAGCTGCAACAGATGGCGACAAACTAGATGATTTGAGTTGGACACCTTTCAATACAGATGGTAGTTCAGACTCATCTATTGTACCTGCTGAAGATGATACAACATTTAAAGAATACAAATATACAGCAAGTGATATAAATGACTTTACTGCCTTTCAAATTAAAATAGTTATGAAAGGAAGTAATTCATCATATCCACCTGTATTAAGAGATATGAGAGGAATAGCACTGGCGGTATAAGATGAGCAAATTAAGAGTAGAAGGATTTTCTGGACTAGTAAGAGATACCAACTCAAATGCCATCGTTAACGTAAATAAAAGTGAATTTCAATTGTATATGTCACGTCACAAGACTAGACAAAAACAAGGTGATGAGTTAAGAGGAGCAATAAAAGAAATAAATACTTTAAAACAAGAATTGTTTGAAATAAAAAGATTAATAAAAGAGGTAATTAAAAAGTAATGGCTGCACGACAAATAACTGCTACACAAACATTAGAAGACTTTAGAACACAGTTTAATGCTCTATCGGCTGATGATTTTGGTGATATTGCTACGTTAGATTCTGGTTTAACCGCAACGTCTGTAATAGGCGCTGTTAATGAATTATACGCTGCGATTGCTGGTGCATTATCTTTTACAGTTTCAGATGGCTCAAGTACTCAAACACTTGTAAATGGAAATACGTTATTATTTAATGGTACAGCAAATCAAATTGCAGCAACGGTATCAGCAACAGATACGGTTACATACGCATTAACCGATGATGTAACAATTGCTGGTGAGTTTACTGCTTCAGGCACAGGTGCTCACACATTAGGTGAGTTATCATTTACAGGCAGTACAATTGCAAGTTCAGGCTCTACTATCACAATGAGTGATGATGTAACAATGCCTGCAACTAAAACGCTAACTGTTGATAAGATTTCAAGTAATCAATCATTTGTTGATTTCGGAACTAAAAACGTATCAACTGACGGATTCTTCTACACATCATTAGCAAGTGGAGGTCTGATATTTGAAGGAACAACAGCAGACGCACACGAAACTATAGTAACTGTTGTAGACCCCACAGCAGATAGAACAATCACTTTGCCTAATGTGACAGGAACAGTTATAACTACTGGCGATACAGGTACTATCGTTGGTTCTATGATTGCAAACGACACTATAGGTGAGGTAAATATAGCTGATGATGCCATAGGGCAAGATCAACTAAAAAGTGTAGTAACCTTGCAGATTTTAAATTCTAGTGGCGTTGTTGTTAAAACAATGTACGCTGCAGGTGCATAAATAGTATAAATAAGTAAAGAGAGGTACTTACTGAAAGACGTGGTACCAGATAAAAAATGGAGAAATTATGGCAGTAAGAAAACCTTTATATGTAGATTCAGGTAATCTACGAGAGATGGACACTACTATGGTCGGACAGATCATAGATCAGGCTGTCTATCAATATTCATTGAGTCCTAGTGTAGCATTATCTGTTGTCGGTTCGGGTGGTTCACTTGCGGCAATTAACGACACAAGAAAACAAGCGGGTGCTCAATCAACAAGTACAACTTCAACACCAACTGAAGCTACTACAGCAGAACCAAGTACTGTTACAGTTACTTACGATAAAGTATCTGAAACTAGAACAGCAGGATCACCTACGTCTGATACTGGTAAAACTTGGCCTGTGTATTACAACACATCTGGTCAGATACAAGCAATGAATTTAACGGATGTAAAAGATACATTTTTACACCCAGCAATTGATCTATTGGCTTCAGGATCAACAACCACTCAACAAGGTGGAACTTATCACGTTTCAACAAGTGCTTCGATTGCTGGATCAACTGAAGTATCAGGATCATCAACACCAATCTTTATAGATACTAGAGCAGATACATCTCTCTACACAGCAAGTGAAATTCCTGAAACGCTTGACCAACCTACAACTGTTACAAACTATTATTTACAAAGAATTACTGGTTCTCAAATTACATATACTGAACCATATTTTTTAGATGGTTCTAATAACATCAAAGAATTTACAGCATCTGCTTTTGATACATTGTTACAAGAATGGATGAAGTACACAGCAGTATCATCTGGAGATGGTTACTCTTTAAGTTATAACATTGGTACTTCGGGCTCTGGTAATACTAGAGGTTCTGGTATGGTTGATACTATATTAGATGGTTCTGGTAACTATCAAACATTATTTGTAAACGTTGATGACTATAGAGCACAGGAATTTCCAAATGGATCTGCAACTACAGCTGCAACATATTATTTAAGAATACATAAGTCTTAATAGACTTATAAATTATATTATGAATTATGAAAATATTATTAACAGGTAGTGAAGGCTTCATAGGTCAACACTTAAATAAATTCTTAACAGATCAAAAACACGAAGTAATTTGTCTGGACAAAACAACAGGCAATGATTTACTTTCTTGCGACTTAAAATATTCTGTAGATTTAGTTATACATCTCGCTGGTTTATCTGGTGTTAGAGATAGTTTAAATAAATCGGAAGAGTATTGGATACAAAATGTAATCGCAGGTCAAAGACTTTTTGATTTTTTCAAAGATACAAGAATCTTATACGCAAGTTCATCAACAGCACATGAACCTTGGAAAAATCCATATGCAATGAGTAAATATGCTTTAGAGCGTATTGCTCCTGCAAACAGTATGGGTATGAGATTTACAACCGTGTATGGTCCTAATGCTAGAGAAACAATGTTGATACCAAGAATATTACGAAATGATGTTCCTTATATCAACACAAATCATAGTAGAGATTTTATACACGTTGACGATTTAGTGAGAGGGATAGATACTTTAATTAAATCAAATTTAAGAGGTGTAACAGATTTAGGTTCTGGTACTACAAACAATCTTGTAGAGTTAATTGATTACTTTGGAATTAACTGTAAACGTGTTGTGGGAGAACAAAACGAAAGATTGGATAACCTTGCTGATAATACACTACTAAATAAAATAGGTTGGTCACCTAAAATAAACTTATATGACTATATTAAGGAGAACAAACATGTTAACTGAAGAATACTTAAAAGATCATTTTATAACTGCTCATTTTTGTGACAATGAAAGAAAAAACATTGAAATATTAATGACAAGCGAAGATAGGTCAGCAACTATACCATATTACATTCCTTTTGATGAAAAAGATGTTAAGTTTCAAGCGCTACAAACTGTTATGACTTTAGATCAATTGCATGAGGCAACGTATCAAAAAAAGAAAAACGAAAGACGAGATTTTGAAAATGCGGTTTTAGAAATTGCAAAAAAAGATGGTCTAATAATGGACTCAAATAAGATTGACACTAAATTTTATCCTAGAGTAGTAGAAGCTATTTTTGGTGATGAAGAAAATTTAGATCACGTTTTTGCTTTAAAACTTGCAATATTTGAGTTAGACGCAATCAAGGATACTAAAAAAGAAGACTTAAAGAAAAAGTTAAGACAATCAAAAACTAAAACTGAAATTATAGCAACTGCTTGTGAGATACTATCTTAAAAAATAGTCTGAATACCAACCAGTCCAACCTTTTTCCATAATATGTTGCATTTGACCGAGTGTAATTATACTATATGATAGAGGTTTATAATACATATAGTCTTTAATTGAAGGACATACTCTTTCATACGTTTTATATTCTGTATATTTCCAATACCATTCATCACTACCTCTGGTGTAGGTATCCACGTAGAAGGTGTCTTCTTTTTTAAATCTATCCCATATATAAGATACATCACCAGTCCATGAAACAATAGATGAATTTAAAGGTGTATGAGCAGTTTCTCTCCACCACGTATCATCTAATAACGTAAAATCTTTTCTTACTAGATTAGGTAACTTGTTGTAGATAATCATATCTAAATCAAAATACAGGTTCTCCCCATCTCGGAACCTATCGTACATCTGAAATTTGTTAAACCAATTACCATATAGGTCGTCTTCTATAACTTCAAAACTATCATACTTTAGACCAGAGTATTCATCTATCATATGTTTTAAGTTATCAACGTGCCATTGAGTAAACTTATTACCAAATCTACAACAAATAATTCTCATTTATCTTTCTTCCTACACCTGTAAAGTGTACTACTTTTAATTTTTCGTTTACTTCTTTATCTAATATCATAAAGTCAGTATCAAACTTTTGCATATACATTTGATTTAGTTTTAAATTTTCATTGTATTCATCTGTATATTTCGCAATCCATTCACTAGGTGTTTTAGTTAGTTTTGCTTTATGTTCTAATATCTTCCACTTGACATAATTTTGTTCGCCATAATATTTCTTATGTACTGTTCCTTCGTTATAGAAATGTAATTGCCAGTATTCAGGATTAAGTGCAAAGTCATCCCATACAAATTTTAAACTACCTGATTTAAACTTATAGAAACCACCATTGATACCTAGTTTGTTTTCCCACCATTGACCATATGTTATTAATTCATTATCTGATACAGGATGGCCTAGTAAATCATCTATGTTACTTACTATGAGTTGATCTATATCCATAATGATTATTTCATCACCTGGATTCTGATATGCAAATTGAGGACTAAAGAATTTTAGTTTATGCCAATGTTTTACTATATTACTATGATGATTGTAAGGTAGGACTAAATCTGCTTTGACATCTGTATCACTTAAACATACAAACTCAAAGTCTATTGATGAGTGCTTACGTAAACTATCATGTAGTCTTTCAACGTAATCAGGTGTGTAGAAACCATCAAAGTATACCGTACATATTTTAAGCATTAAGCCTTCTCCACACAAGTTCAAAGTCTTTATTGATAGCGTGGCAGAGTATAGTTTTGTTAGGTATAAAACCTTGATGATATAAAAAATAATGCCACTTGTCATCTAACCATTGCATTGGCACATTGTTTTCCTCAATTTTAACTGAAAATAATGTTTCATTATCCCAACCAAAGTATTGTCTTACCTTGTCAGGAAATATATCACTACTCTTTTTTAATTCAGACATCATAGCTAAGTCGTTTTCAAAATTTGCAAAGTAATTTAGTTTTATTAAATGATCTTTATTAATACCTACAATACCTGTATTAATAACATCATTTCTAGGACTTAATCCTTTTTCTAACAACATTGCCTGAGCATTAAAATATTTTGATGATGGACTTCTTATTGTTTGTGATGTATTTGTAACTGAATCAATTTTTGTGATTTTATTATTATTGTTTAATACTGCTATACCTTTTGTTAAATCCCATGCCTCAAAAAAGTTTTCGTTCTTCATAGGCACAACATCAAAATCTAAAAATAATATTTCATCATACGTCATAGCTAGTTCATACATTAAATGTATCTTATAAAAATTTATTATATTATACATTGTAAGGTATGGATATTGTTTCTTTATATTTTCTGACCAAGATATAAACTTTGAATCATTTTCATATAAGATAAAATCAGCACCAATAGCGTCAGCATAGATTTGTTTACAAGCACACAAATCACCATAATGTTTTGCAAATTGTTGTTTACTTCTTATGTTCATAGGTGTATCACCTGTTTTTAAAATATTCTCATCAAAAATATCAATATCTTTTAAAGGTATATCAATATATAAACTATAAATTACTCTTTTCATAATATCTTTCCTATTATTGTAAATCTTGTTCCTCTTTCATCATTGATCTCATCTTCAACAAGTACTTCGGTGTTTGTAGGTAATTGTGTTTTAAATTCATCGCCATTGTTTACACAATTTATATGTGTATCAATATTGAACATGTCATTTGATTGAAAGGCAAAATGTGCTGTTTTTTTCATTCTTGTCCACCATGGAACTTTACGTGTAACAGGCACACCAAATTTTGAATTGAAATATAGTGATTTAGGTCCTATAGGTCCCCATTCAGACATTGGTCGCATATGTTCACACGAAGTATTAATGAATAAATCTGTTTTCTCATATTCGTTTCTAAAATCTTTGAATATGTCATCTGATATAAAGGTAACATTTTCATAGTTGTAAAACAATTTATTTTTAGCAATCTTTATAACTCTATCGTCCATATCTATTGCTGTAATCTTTTTTACTCTAGGCGCCAATGCAGGTACTAGAATACTGCCAAACCAACAACCGAATATTGTTATTTCTGTTTGATCTGTTATTAAACCAAGTTTATCACAATGGTTTATAATATTCATTTTTGCATTAACTTGAGGACTACTAAAAGAGTCTAGTATATTATACTCTAAATCAGGTTCTTCTTTTATTGTATAGATTATTTTTTCTAATAAATTATAATCTATATGATTGTTATGTAAACTTAATATATTTTTTAAAAATTGTAACTGATCTCTTTCTATCATTTTCTAATTATCCAATCGTTAATAACTAACATGTTCAATGCTGTTCTTTTGAAAGTTCTTAATGCGTGTTGAGGTGTTTCTACGATAGGTTCCTGACAATTAAAACTTGTATTCAATAACATCGGTATACCTGTAATTTTGTAAAACTCATTCACTATCTTATAAAACTTCTCATTGTCTTTTATATTTATAGTCTGTATTCTAGCAGTATTATCAACGTGTGTAATGCCTGGTACTTTATCAGTTTTTACTTTACATATCCTAGACATATAAGGACTAGGACCTCCTCTAGTATCAAAGTATTCTTGGTAATGTTCTTCTAATACTACAGGTGCAAATGGTCTAAAATCTTCTCTCATTTTTATAGTGTGATTAATAATATTTTTTATATTAGGATTACGTGGGTCTGCAAGTATTGATCTATTACCTAATGCACGATTACCACTTTCTGATTTACCTTGAAACCAACCTACGATAGCACCATCTGCTATTGCTTGTGCCACTTCTTTGTAATCTACTTTTTCTTCACCTATATAATCATACTCTTTACCAGCATACAATTCTGATTTATGTATATTTTCATTTAAGACAAAATCAGCGTGTTGATATGCACCAATGGCTTGCCCCTCATCACCAACTGCAGGTGGTACAAATACATTGTTATAATGTTTAGTAAATTCTTCATTCATATAACCATTGTATGCAACGCCACCTGCAATACATAAGTTATCACAAGTCTTTAATGGATATACATGTTCTTTTATTTTATCTAAAGTAAATCTTTGTAGTGTGTATGCTAAATCATCTACACCGTGCGTATCAACATCAATTTGCTTAAAGTGTTCTTGTTTCTTTTCAGTTATAGGACCATCAAGTATAACTTCAAAACATGTATAGTAATATCTACTAAACTTACCATATCCTACTTTACCCATAAGTTTACTTGCACCTAATGTACCAAAACCTGTAAGACCAGACATATGATTCCATAACCAACCTATAGGTAGTTTATCCGATAGATCAATTAGGTTTTGTTCTTTATCAAAAAATACACATCTAAATTTAGAACCTATACCATCTATCGCAAGTATATCAGATTCTTCATAACCTGAATTAAGAAAGGCGTAGGCTGCGTGAGATTGATGATGGTCTATAAAATAAAGATTATCTTTAAGATAATAATCCCATAAGTTTTTAGGGTCATAGTCAAATATTTCTTTTGGTAATATATTTCTACACATTCTAATACCACCAAGTGTGTAAGTAAATGCTAGAATACCATTTGTACCATCTCTTTTATTTTCGTGCCAATACTCTTTTACAAACTCGTTATTTAAACGATAGTCGCCTGGGTTTAGAATATCTGATTGATGAGCATATGCCTCAGCATGATAAGGTAGATTATGTTTAAATCTAGTTTCTCGTTCTCTTTGATTGTGCCATACGCCATCGTATGTATTATGGTCGTGTAAATTTAATGCTATTGAATATATCTTTTTCACTCTTTTTTCCTTATTATATTTTTTCAATTCAGGAAAGACATCAAATAAGTTTGATTCCCATTTAGTGCCTTTATAGTATTTATCAATTTTTAACAAGTAGTCTATTGTATCTAAATAAGACAGACCACCATTATCTTCTTTTAAAACATTCTGTATATCAGGAAAGTTTTTATATTTGTCTATAAGTTTTTTCTTTAAATCATCTGGTAATACATTTGCACATAACTTTGCTGGTCCTCTTATATTAGACCAGTTGATCTGATTAAATAGTTTTTTGTTTTTATCAAACCATTCTATTAGTTGATAAAATCTTAATACACTTAAAAAGGATATTGTGCCATTGACATTTATTACAACATTAGGGTATTGTTGTAGCGTTTTTATATTGTTAACTATATCTTCCCAATTCGATCTACGTCTAATATATTCATCTACCTTACCTATACCATCAAGCGATACGGTAAATTCAAATAGTTTAAAATGTTTAATGTAGTCTGTAGTTTTATATTTGCCTTGTGTTAGAACAGACATATTAGTTTGAAATTTACAATATATTTTATCAGTATGACCTGTCTTTACCATTGCGTCAAGTAATTGATAAAATTGTTTCATAACTAATGGTTCACCTCCAATCAATTTAAGATTGTAAATATAAGGTGCAAATTCAACTATCTGATCTATAATATCTTTTATGTGGCCTTTGAAAGAATTAACTTTAACATCATTACCGTGTCTGATAGTAGGATCATTTATAACCGTTTGACCTTCTAACTCTTTTGAGTTCAATGTTGTAGTTCTTGTAGAAGAGTCGTAGGTATGGCACATATAACAATCTAAATTACATTCATTGCCAAACGCTTTAACTTGTACTTCAAAAATTCTATGTTCTATATGACCTCTATCAGTATGTTTAAATGCCTCAACTGCCTCACGCATACCAGGCCATAGACCACGATTTTGACTTTGTATTTTTAAAGAGGCCTGTCTTCTGGATCTGCCATATTGTTTTTCTTGGTTGATACACGATACACATGATTTTTTTGTCAACTCTAAATCAGAACCAGGTGTTGTCATCTCTTTTCGTAATTGATTTAGTTTAGGATCGTTTTCAAACCAATCTCTTATAGATGTATCTCTTATATTAGGACCAAATTCTTCTGATTTAGCCCAAGAGCAAGGTGCATAATTACCTTGTATATCTGTAAATAACTGTTGAAAAGGAGCGCTACAAAAAAATATATCTTGGTTTTTGACTTGTTTTTCAAATGGTCCTACTTGACCATTCATGTGTGGATCTTCAAACCAACTAGATGTATCTATCTTACCTTCGCCTAGAAACTTATCTCCAGGACCACCTTTAGTTAAGTGTTCTGGTAATTGGCTATCTTTCTGTTTTTTCATAAAATGGTAGTTCTAATTGTTCATATCTATCTGTAAGATTAATATCAAATGCGTTATGATATTTAATGTAATCATACGCTTGTTTAAATCCATTATATGCCTTTTCTGTTGAATTAACTCCTGGTTGTTCATACTCCGCACACAAGGGTAAATGTATTGTAGTTTGAAATCCTAATTTTGACCAATGTACAGCAGATATCTTTTTAGAATTAACAACACAACCACCAAAATTACAACCACCTATAATTATTTGCGTATTATTTAATTGTATATTCCAACCTAATTTTATCTGGATTATATTAAGTAATTCTCTAATAGAAGTATCAACTTTTTCAGTTAGAGCAATAGTTTTAAAACCAACAGTATGAGCCATTTTAAATAACTCCCTTAATTTGAGGGAATCCCTATTATTTGAAACAAAAACTATATTTTCTTTATCAATACCAGGATAAGGATTACTTAAAAACTTTTGTATTTCTGAATATCTTGCATTATTTACATACTCATCACTCAATATAGGGTGACCTTCAAAATCAATTAGAATAACAATAGTTTTCTCTTTTCTACTCATTGTCGTCCTCAAATGAAAAGATGTCCTCAAATGGTGGTTGAGTATCTTTTGCTAAACTTTCAGGTTTCATATTTTGCCATTTATATAATTCTGATCTACCTATTGTTTGTATTAGATATGGCATGTACTTAATAAAATCAAAGTAATTTTTTGTATTAACTTTCCATTTTTCAACTTGTTTAGGAAAACAAATACAATAAGAAGTATCCCAACCTGCGTCTAATACTGCACCTGTAATTGTTTTTGCAATCATACCTACCTCTATAGACCAACTCTCTCTACCACGAGGTATAAATGACTCATCGCCCATTTCCCATTTTGTTCCTGTTTTGGCACATTGTTCTTGTGCAAATTCATTACCTGGTGCAACTCTTGGTGTAAATATTAATGTCCAAGGTGCTGATGATATATGATATAAATTAGGATTTGCGTGATATTTTTCTCCTACATCTCCATCAAACTCTACTTTATTGTATTCACACAGGTCATATAACATCTTACTTCTTTCTTCATTAGGTCCTAGTACATATGCTTTGTAAGGAAATGCTTTTTGTTTTGATGTTGCAAGAGGATAACCTATTCTTAATATTTTCTCTATTTGTGATCTAGTAGGTATAATATCTTTTTTATAATTAACAACGTGGGCTCTTCTTTTTAATGAATCAGTTATACTCATAATACACTCGCATATTTTGATAATGGAAAATGACCTTTAGGTTCAACCCATTCCATACATGTTTTACAATAGTTCTCATATTTAAATAATCTAAAATTCATCATCTTATCTATATTCTCCTGTGTTATGTCAAATGTTCTGGAGTGAATTGCGTTATTGGCAAACTTCTTACTACAATGTACAAGTTTTTTTGTTTCAAAATTGATAACAGGTACCATAGGAAAAGCTGCACACATCTTACGATCTATTTCTGCAGCTTGTTCATGTACTGCTGTAACATCATCTTTATTAGGTGTTCTACCATTAAATGATTTCCACATTGTGTTTTTATGATTTAACTTTTTCATTTCTTCAGGAAACCTATCTTTGTATTTAAAGTAATTAGGTGTTTTTACACATAGATTGTAATTGTTATAATCATTGGGTTGTATGAAACCATAAGGTTCTAATCTATCTAAATTACCTAGTTTCTTAATACCGTCTTCGTAAAAATCTAATATGTTATGTTCAACATAAAGTATATCAGGATCTTTTAGTATATGTGGATATCTTTTACGTACAAAAGAGTTTGATAGTACTGAACATACGTGATTAGGTCTACTTTTAACTTCAGCAATTACATCATCTAAATTTTTAATTAGTCCTGGCTCACCACCTAAAAGACAAACACGTATCTTATAATTTTTTAAATAGTCTAGTGTTTGTTTTAGGAAATCCATATCAACTGTTAAGTTTCTCATCTCTAAAGTATAACTTGTACAGTAATGGCAATCTTTATTACAAGACATAGACATAAAAAAATCTATGGCTAAATAATTCTGTTGTATTTCTTTTAACGTTATCATCTATTATCAAATTTAGTAAAAAATAATTTATTAAATGCTATTAGTAATTGTTCCTTTGCTAATGTTTTAAATCTTGTTTGTTTAAATAAAAAGTCTTCTCTTTCATAAGCCTTTTCTATAAGATACTCGTAAATATCTTCATTGTGTTTTTCTACTAATGCTCTATCCAAAATTATATCATCACCAAACAACCACTTTGATCTCTTTACAAATTTAAGCAACCTTTGAGGTATCTTATCTGTTATATCAATCATATTATTGTTATCATCTACATAACAAAAACTAGTGACATTTGGGCTTATAATTATTTCATTCATATTGTTGCCATTATAATATTACACGTATTATCCACCTCATCATCTGTTAAATATGGATGAATAGGTAATGTTAATATTGTATCACATATTAACTTGGAATTCAAGCAATTATCTTTTCTATGTATATGTTTATTATATAATAGATTTTCTGATATGGGTATAGGATAATGTACATTAGCGTTAAGTCTTTTCTTTAGTAAATCCCTTGTTTCTTTATTTTCTAATCTTATGACGTATTTGTGATAACAATGATTTACAACCTCATCTACATGTGGTATGGTTACAGGTAAATTTTTTAAATTGTGATTATATCTTTTTGCAATTCTAAAACGTTTATCTTGCCATTCGTGCATTTTGTCCATTCTATGACTAATAAACTCAGCATTGATTGCTAACATTTTAGAGTTATAACCTAATACATCACCGTTACCGTGTCTTCTTACTTTTTTTAAAAATTCTGCTTTACCTTTTTGATCTAATAAAATAGCACCACCACCTGATATACCTGCAACAGGTTTATTTGCATTGAAACTTAATGTTGCAATGTCACCAAATGTACCTGCTTGTTGACCATTTCTACTTGCACCAAATGATTGACAAGCATCCTCTATTAGTGGGATATTCTTTTCTTCACAAAAGTTTTGTATTTCTGTCATATCAGATATATTGCCAAACAAATGAGGATATACAATTGCTTTTGTTTTGTCTGAATACATACGTTTGATACTATCAATTGACATATGATTTGTTTTTGGATCAACGTCACAAAATACAGTTGTTGCACCATTCATCGCTACACATGACGCTGAAGATATCCATGAGAAGTTTGTAACTAATACTTCATCACCAGGTTTTATAGCATATGCCATGAGAGCATATTGTAAAGCGTCTGTACCACTAGCACACGCAATAACATATTTTCTATTGATAAGTTTTTGTATTTTCTTTTCTAAAAACTCAATGTTTCTTTCGTTTTCTTTTTGCATAACATTATCAAAAAGTTTTAAGTACTCATCTTTGTTTGCTAGATAATCTCTATCCCATCCTGTCATATAATACCTCCGCTATTTTTTCTTGCCCTTTTGCGTTAGGGTGTCTATCAAATTCAGATATTCTATATTCGTTAGTTAAAAAATCTTCCATAGAGTATCCACCTAGTCGGTCATCTGGTGGCCAACCTAAAAATGTATCATTAAATTTATAATTACTTCGTTTAATTGTATTAACAAATTCTTTATTAAGTGTTTTACGTACATAATCTGTACCTTGTTTATGTAATTCTGCAAATTTTTGAAACTTATATAATCTTGCTTGTATATCACTTTCATTTAGAGATGAATAATCTACAGCGTTTATAATTTCCCAAATATGACCTTTAATTAAACTTATCATTTGAAATTGATTATAAAAAAGTGCCTGATCAGCAACTTTTGTTTTATAATGTTGCATTAAATTTTGAAACGCAAATTGGTATCTTATAGATTTTTTTATCCAATATCGCAAATCACCTTTTGAGTCTGTTCTAATATTTTGCCATCTTGTTACATCATGTTTTATCTCATTTTTAGACTCCGTACCAAACGTAATTGTTTCTTCAAAATCACGTCTTGGTGCTGATGACCAAGCAGCCAAAACATGACCTACTTTATTAATATCAATTTCTGTTAAATAATCTGATAAAGAACTATAGATATATTCATTTCCCATTCCTGACTTGCAAAGATTAACTGGTTCCATATTCATCATCTCTGCTAAAATTTCAGGCCATTTAGGCCAATCAGTATCCATTGTGGGATGTTGTGCTGAAAGAAAATGAGGATCACCCCAACTACAACCACTAACTATTAATTTTTTCATATATTATCTCAGCTATTTTTTCTTGTCCTTGTTTATTTGGGTGATTATCTAATTCAGATATGTTATTTTCTTTGTACTCATCTAAATCATGTAATCTAAAACCTCCTAATTTTTTTACTGGAGGCCATCCCATAAATTTAGAAGTATCAATTTTAAAATTCTTTATATTTTCTAATATATCTTTTTCGTCTTTTTCTTTATCTCCTGAATAACTTTGAGCAGTAGGATCATAACCATGTAAGTAGTGTTCATAAATGTCAATAGTTTGAAAATGAAAATATGGTAAATTAAATCTCTCACATAAAATTTGAAAATCTAAATAATGTCCTAAAGTCTTATTTACCCAACCTATTAAATTGCCATGCGTATCAATTCTTAATGATGTCCAAGGTTGATTTTTTCCATATCTTCCTACTTCTAAATCCCTTCTTGTGGCTTGTGACCAAGCAGCGATAACTAAACCAATTTCACTCTTATTTTTTATATCAACTACTTTATTTCGTAAAGATGTATAGATATATTCATTACCTGCTCCAGACCTAGCCATGTTAACAACTTCCATTCCTAGTTTTTTTCCTAACAATTCAGGCCATTTTTTATAACTATTATTCATATCAGGATGAAACATAGATTCAAAGTTTGAATCTGTATTACTATCTCCACTAACTATAAGTTTCTTCATACTTTATTCTTTACTATTGATTTACCTTTTTCATCTAAATGATGTTCTATTTTTATATTATCATCTGGTCTAATTAAACAATGATACAGACAATTTTTAGGCACTTTACTATGATCGCCTGCCTCACCGTCTTTCATAATTTGTTCAAACTCTCTCCATTCATCTGACAATACTATTTCATCTATGTTTTCTGCCTCACTTACTTTACTTACTTTTAACATTTTTTGAAATAATGGTGTGCTTAATGTCCATTCTTGGTCGCACCAACAACAAGGTAATAGATGACCTCTATTACTCATAGCCATTTGCATTTTGCCGTTCATACATTGAGCAACAAATTTACCTTCTAGTTTATCTTTTTTATCTGACATTAGGTCTTACGTATCCTTTATATCCTAAATTGTATTCTTTTGATTGAGGTCTTAATGGGTCATCTTCTCCCATCCACCTTGACGAGTGTAACACTATGAACATTAAACCCTCGTCTATTGCCATTTGTTTCGCCTTTTCTAAATTGTGTTCATTGTAACTAAACACTATAAACTGCCAAGATGGCGTTTGTTTTAAGTGTTTCTTTGCTTCTAACATAACTTCATATAATTTTTTACCGTCTTGGTTAACACGATACATGTTACTTTCTTCAGGTAAACCATCTATTGCAAATATCCATTTTGCTTTAGGGTGTGCCTTAAACGCTTGTACGTACCAACTTTTAGATTTGGCAGATGAGGCATTATGTACTGTAACTTGTATATCTTTATTATACAGGTACTCTAATATCTCAACAAACTTTGGATGATGTACAGGATCAGATAACTGACCACAAAAATTAAATGATGAAAAATAATCAGATAACTTTCTTATCTCATCCATTGTAGCATCCCGACCATAAACTTTTCTGCCTTCAAGTGTAAAGTTTGTCTGCCTTTGACAACGCATACATTCAAGTGGACACCTATTGCTTATGTCAATATTTATTCCTTTCTTTGATCTTCTATAAAATGCTATATCACTCATCTTAAATGTTTTAGTAAATTTTCTATTTTATCTTTTTGTTCAGTTAAACATTTTGCAGGTCTTTTCCAATATACAGGTCCACCATCTTTAATAGATTTATCTCTTAAATAAATCACTTCTTTTCCTAACCATTTACATTCTTGTATAATTCTAGGTGCAGGATCAAAGTTAGGTTTAGTGTAAACATAAGTGTCAAATAAACCTAATAGATTTTTAACAGGTACGAATACATGATTATGTTTTTGACTTATGTACTTATCTTTATATGCTATGATACCATGTGACGTATAATTTTTTATATGTTTTTCTACTTCTCTATAATATGTTTTATTTGTTCCTAAGAATAGATATTTAAATTGTATGTTATCTTCTATAGGTTTGTATATACTAAAGTTTATTATCTTTTCAAACTGCTCACCTACACCGTTTACATATACCTCATGGTCACATAAGTCAATTACTTCTTCAGGTCCGTAAAATTCTAGTGCGATAGGATATTCTTTAATATGATTTTCTGAATATACAGATATAAGTTTACCATTGAACAAACTATGTAATGTTAATTTTTGTTCTTCAGTATATTCATTGTAATCAAGGTATGCAAGTGTCAACATACTTCTACCCATAATTAAAGTAGTGTCATCTGACCGTGGCATATAGTCATTAAAGACTATATTTTCAAACTTTGTATAACACTCATTTATTGCGTCAATGTAATCTTGTATTGTATGTTTTTTGTTGGGTATAACAATGAGTTTGGCACTTATACCTAGGTCGTTGAGAAAACAACAATGTTCGTAACTGTAATGAAACAGACCATCACCAGGTTTACTTGTACATACTATATTTACATTTTTCATAATATATTATAACATATTTATGTATAAATATCAATAGAGGGTAGAGTAGAGAATTAAGGAATGAAGCTTGAAAAAGGTATATTTTACTCAAATAAACAATCTAATTGCTGACGCTATCTTTTTACCGTTAAGTGTTGCTTACATATGGGAATATTGTAAGACACAGGTAACAGATTGGGAACTAGGAAACATCTTCTTTGAAAGAGAGTCTGTAGAGGACTATCTAAAAAAGATAGACAATCCTGACATCTTAGCATTATCAACATACGTGTGGAACTGGGACATAACTTGTCAGTTAGCAAGAGCAGTCAAAAAGAAATATCCTAATTGCAAAATAGTAATGGGTGGACCACAAGTGCCATTCAAACAAAGTTGGTTAGAAGACAATACTGACCTATGCGATATTATAGTTACATATGCAGGTGAAAGAGCATTTGCTGAAATACTAAAAGGTAACTATACGTACCCAGGCGTAATGACAAAAGACTCTTATACGCCACCTAAACCAGATAAAGAATTAAACGACATACCAAGTCCTTATTTAAGTGGGTTGATGGATAGTCTTATGCAACCTGGTAAACAATATAGTGCTATCATAGAAACTAATAGAGGTTGTCCATATAGTTGTTCTTTCTGCGATCAACAAGATTTATATTACAATAAGATTGCCATGTTTGATTATGATAGAGTAATAGGTGAGATAGATTGGATTGTAAAAAATAAAATTGACTTCTTATACTTTGGTGATAGTAATGTAGGTATGTTCAATAGAGATGTTGACTTTATAAGACACATCGCTAAACGTAGAAATGAAACTGGTTATCCTAGACAAATAGATTATAGTACAGCAAAACAACAACCAAAACGTATTGTTGAGTTGGGTGAAATACTCAATAAAGAAGCAAAGATAAGACGTGGTGTTACAATTGCTTTACAAAGTATGAATCCTAAAACATTAAAAGCAATCAAAAGAATTAATCTTGCAAATGAAAAATTAGAACAAATTGTTGGCGACTATAATAAAGCAGGCGTTGATAATTATTGTGAACTAATTGTAGGTTTACCTGAAGAAACATTAGAAACATGGATAAAAGGAATAGGTAAGATACTAGAATTAGGAAGTGACCATGCGTTGACAGTACACCCTTTGAGTATCGTACCTAATACTCCTTTTTCTGATCCTGAATATAAAAACAAATACGGATACAAATATACAAAGACAGCTGCACCTGCAGGTGGTAATACTTATCCTAAAGATAGTAATGGTGAGATTGATTATGTTGCCTATGAAAGTAAAAGTTATAGTAAACAAGATTATATAGACATGTATTTTTTCGCTAAAGGTCTTGTGATACCTCATCACTATCATGGCGTTAGTCAAGTTGCAGCCACATATCTAAAACGAGAACATAATGTATCTTTTATAGATTTTTATAAAAAATTATTTGAGTATAGTAGAAATGGTAATGGTATACTAAATGAGGAATATAAAAATCACACAAACAGTTTGAAACAAAGTTTATTTGAAGATAAGACATGGGGTAGAACAATAGAAGGTGGTGATGATTTTCATATACAAGATAATGGTGCAACGGCTTCTTTCTTGTATAGAAACATAGACAAGGTACACAAAGAGGTTATAGACATATGTAAGAAAGAATATAATGTTGATGTATCAGAAGCGTGCCAGTTTAACAAGCACATTATTGACACATATGAAAGAGATGATATAGAAAAACAATTTAACAAAAACTGGTATAGTTGGTTTTATGATAACAAACCACTAATTTCAGTTAACAATATCGTTTCTGTAACCGTTTATAAATATAAAGATATAGTAGACCACTCAAAGCATTTATTCTGGTGGGGAAGAAAAGCCAAGAGATGTTTTTTGAAATCAAAGGAGATTACGTTATGATAAGAGTTGGCGATATAATACCAGATGTTAAAACTATGCACAAAGATAGTGTAGCCACAAACTGGTATTCTACACACGAATTATTTAAAGATAAAAAGATATTACTAATAGGATTGCCTGGTGTATTTCTAGTTGAGTATGCAGCCACACATTTAAAAGCATACGACTTCTATTACAGCAAGATAAAAGAACTAGGTATTGATGAAGTATATTTTACAAGTGTTGATAATTGTTACGTACAAAACGCATATCACAAATCAGAAAATTTATCGTACCTAAAAAACTTACCTGACCCTAATGGTGATTGGGCTACATCTATAGGTATGTTAGAGAGTATGAGTAAAGAAGGATTAGGAAATTGTAGTCATAGATACGCTATGATTATAGACAATCTAATTATGAAACATTGTAAGTATGAAGACTTTACACACAATCCTATGACGTGTTTTCAAGTATCAGACGCTGATACAATGATTAAGTATTTAGAAATTATACAAACAAATTATGAAAGGTTTAATGATGACGCCAGAGATAAGGTTGACGTCCTTGGAAGAAACAAGATCAGCACCGTATTGTCGTGAGCTAAAAACTCTTTGGTATGATAGAGAATATTTATTAAATCATTTAGAGAATATAGACGAGAACAATTGGTATCTGTTTGATTGTGGTCACATAAGATGGACTGTACAAGAGGCATTTAACGCTAGACGAGAATGTAAAAACTATCCTTTTAGTGAGTTTCATTATGAGTTGATAAATCTTTTTACACCTGCAATATCTTTTGATACTGTATTATACACACAAACAGCAGTAGGTGGTGCACCACCACACCAAGATAGAAACAGACCTGCTGCTTTAAACTTTGCAATACGAGGTGAGTTTAGTGATACAAGTCCACAAGTCTTCTATGATAGTTTTGATAGAAGTACAGAAAAGTATAGAATGACATATGAGAAAAATGATATTACAAATGAATTTGCACCTTGGATATTTAAAGGTCCTGAAATACATGGTGTAGAAAACAAGACAGAAAAAAATAGAATTATTATAACTTGTGCTTGGCGACATAACAGTTATGAAGATATAGAGAAAAGATTACTAGATGGTACGTTAGTAAACTGGGAACAAAATGAGAAAAACAAAAGGATAAAATTTATATGAGTAGTATAGATAGAACAAACAAAGCACTTCAAAGACTATCTACTATGGGTGACTGGTTGCAAATGAAACAACACATCAATACTAGACAGATAATGAAAGACCTTGAGCCGTACAAAGACTCATGGAAACCTTACAATTTAAGAAACCCAAATAACAGGTGGGGTTTAAGTGTAACAAGTTTAGATGGCAAGTTAAGTGGTATACCTGATTTAGATAGTTTACTACAATACAATAAAATACATGGTACTAGTATTACAAATCATCACATAAAAGAATATACCGAAGTATATGATAACTCAAAAGAATTGCAGAAACTCATTGAACCATGGAAACCTTGGTTGGGAAGATGTCACTTTCTAAAACTAAACACAGGTGGTTATTTTCCTGAACACTATGATGTAAACAAATTAGAATATGGTTATGATGAAATAAGATTTATTGCTTTCATCAACAGGTGTGATAAAAAAGATTTAAAGTTTATATATGAGGATACAGTTAGAGATGTTAAAGATGGCCAGATGTTTTTCTTTAACGCAAATAAAAGACATTCAGTTTTTAGTACATCGGACGATATTATTATGTTAGTATTTTGTATGAAATTTGATGAACATTTATTTGAAAGATTAATAGAACAATATAGGTATGCGTAATGTGGTATCATAAAAAATTTAAATTACAATACGACACTAACGTTTTCAATGAGATAATTGAATATGCTGAAAGAGCAACATGGAGACAAGGGTACGATCAAAATGGGTTACTTTGGAATGTTGAAGAACTACCTTTAAACCCTAAACAATTTCCTATACTAAATGAATTATATGAAGGTCTTAATACAGAATTTAAAAGACCATCATTTTTTATTAGTAATGTGAAACCTGGTGGGTTAGTAAACCATATTGACCACAACAAGTGGGGCAATCTAGGTATACCTTTAAAAGGTGATTTTAAAAATACACCTCAATACTTCTACGATCAATTCAATCATCCAGTAGAGTCATTTGTAGTTGACAGTCCTGTTATATTCAATACACGTATGTTACACGCTGTACCTAGACAGTTAACTGATACAGGACCTAGATGGGTATTGATGATGGATTTATTTGAGTGGGTTGATAAGTTGTTTGCAAAGATTGACAACAAAACTATATGGACAGATACAAAGAATTTTAAAAATGCGTAACTTCTATTTCTTACAGATACCTTTAGGTACAGACGCAGCCTATCTACCACAAGCAGTAGGTACGATCTGGTCTTATTGTAATCAGTTTGAAGAAGTACGAAAGAAATATAAACTTGCAGGTGTATGGTGGAACAAAGAGATTGATATAGTTGAACCTGATTTTATAGCTGCAAGTTGTTATATGTGGAACTGGAAAATAACATATGACGCATTGAAAGAAATAAAAAAGAAGTATCCTAAATGTAGAATAGTCGTAGGTGGACCTGAACCACAATATACATCTGAATGGTGTAAAAAACATCCTGAAATAGACGCTGTGTTAGCATACTATGGTGAAGAAACAATGAGAAGATTACTAGTAGATGATGATCTTAACATACCAGGTGTTGTTACAAAAGATTTTAACAATGCAGCTGAGGCAGAATATGCCGACCCTAAAATGATACCTAGTCCCTATCTTAATGGTTTCTTTGATAGTTTATTAGAAGGCAACACACAAAAAGTCAGAGCAATCTTTGAAGGCAATAGAGGTTGTCCTTATACTTGTTCTTTCTGTGACATAGGCCATAAGAAATATACAAAGATACAAATGTTTGAAACAGAAAAATGTTTAAAAGAATTAAAATGGATGTGTGATAGAAATGTAACTGCTATAGATGTAGCAGATAGTAACTTTGGTATATTTCCTAGAGATGAAAAACTTGTAGATTTTGTTGTCAGTCAAAAAAAACTAGGTAACTTTAATGGTAGATTTATGCCTACGTGGGCAAAGACACATGGCGATAAGATAATGAAGTTAGCAAAGAAATTACAAGACGCAAATGTAGATGACACTTTTGGTTTTAGTTTACAATCTACAAATCCTGAAACTTTAGATAATGTCAATAGAAGAAATGCGTTTGATATTAAGAGTTTCAAACCTATCATAAAAGATTTAAAAGACAAAGGTGTTTCATCATATACAGAATTAATCTTTCCTTTACCTGGCGATAGTTTAGAAACATTTAAATATGGTCTACATGAAATAGTTGATATGCCTGCACCATTTGATATGATACAGATTAATACTTTAAGTAGATTAAGTAATACAGAATTTAATACAGGTTTTCCTGAAATGATATGGCAAAATATTAAAGGTACTGCAAAGCCATATAACAATGATGTAATAGATGAGATTGCTGTTGCAACAGATAAGATGACAAGAGACCAAGTCTTTGAAGGCTTCTTTTATAGTAGAAGTTTCTTAATACCAATGTACTGGTATGGTCTAGCAAAGTATCATGCTGATTGTTATTATGAAATTAATGGTAATAGAAGTGAATTATTTAAAGACATATATTCAAAACTATTTAAGAATAAAACATTTATGAAACACAAACTAGATGTTAGAGAACATTATTTTAAAGCACTTAACGAATACAAAGACATTGGATATAAGATACTTAATAGAGATATAAATTATTATACAGATACAGCTTATTCTCACTTGTTCTATACCGAGAATAATATATTTGATGTGTTCAAAGAAATGTATCCAGAATATGATGAGATTATTGATCGCAACAAAAAAGATTTCAGACCTATTGACGATAAAATGGAATGGCTCAGAGATATACACGTTAGAGGTAGATTTAGTGAGTCTTGGAGAAAAACATGATAAACAAATTAATCTGGAATAAAATAGAAGAATTATTTTACTGGAACATATCAGTAGATAGCCCTATCAATCAATTACCTTTTACAATGGAATTTATTCTTGCTTGTCAAAAAGAATTTTCTATGACAGTAAGAGATAAAGAATACCCTATACATTTAGGTGGCATAATGGATTGGCACGATAAAACAATGGGCGATTTCGTAAAAGAAATAGATAAACAATATCAAAGTAATTACTTTGTAGCAGAAAATGGTACAAGTACAACAGGTGTCGTAGGTGAAATAAAAGATGTAAACGATAAACCTATTACGAACAAATGGAATATAAGAGGTGACGCTCTTGTTAAAAGATTACAAGCAATGCAAAAAGAAAGACCTAATCTAACAATATTAGATATGGGTTGTGGTGTAAACGAATATAAGAAACACTTAAACAATGTTACAGGTGTTGACCCTTACAGAAAAGAAGCAGATATATTATGTAGTCAAGCAGATTTTAAACCTGCTAATGATATAAAATGGGATGTAATTATATGTTTTGGTCCTCAAAACTGGTATACGTATGATGAACAATATAGAAACTTTATGACGTTAAAGAAATGTTTAGCACCTAGTGGTTTACTATTATGGTCACACGTTCATAATTACTATAAAGTATTTCAACCAGATCACCCACATGGTCACACTTGGATACATGGCGATTTAGAACACGCACAAAAAAATAGTGCGTTTTATTTCTACGATAGAAACTGGAAGTACACATGGTACTTTAATTGGACTGAACATGCTGTAAATACACTTGCAGGACATGTAGGTTTAAAAATAAACAAAGTTGATTATGACCATTGTAATTTATACAGACCACCTATGTACAGAATATTTACGGAGATGAGTCATGTTTGAACAAGGTAACTTCTTTGTCAAATGTCATAACATTTATTACAATCAACAATGGTTAATAGATGTATTAGATAGTTTGAAACCTAGTGATTGGGTAAACGGAGTTAGTAGAACAGGCGTAGCATGGAATGTTAGTGAGTGTAGAAATATACCATATGAGAATATGTGGAAAGATATTGTAGAGAATATGAATTTAGATCAAGTCGGTAGTACAGAAAGAACATTCCATGGTAAAAAACCATGGGCATTCTTTTCTAAATTACCACCAGGTGGCATAAATTTACACTATGACCATAGACGTTGGGGTGCGTTACTGTTTCCTGTAAGAGGTAAGTTTGAAGTTACACCTCAAATATTTGCAACAGAAAACTATACAGAAATAGAAAGATTTAATTTTACTAAAAGTAAAATACACAATAATGGTACACCTGTATTTTTTGATAGCAGAGTTTTACATGCTGTACCTACACCTTTAGATTTAGAGGAAGAAAGAGTTGTATTTTCTGTAAACATACACTCACACCCTACAGAATTTTTTAGAAAAGCGATTGACGGAACATGGTTAAACAAGAATACAGAAAACATAGGTGTATCTAATGACTAATTTTTATTCTATACAAGCAGATAAAATGAAATTTAATTTAGATATGTTAGTTGATCTATACAAAACAGTAGATCAAACAAAGTGGGTACATAGACAAGATAAGTTACCACAGTATTGGCCTATTGATGAAAACAGTACGTTTGATCGTAACCATGAATTTTACAGACTACTAAAAGAAAACATAAATGCTGATATAGATGAAACGAGAGTATATTTCAGTAGAGTACATCCAGGTGGTATACCTAACCATTGGGACTTTGAAAATTTTACTAAACTACAATTTCCTGTTATATGTGATGAAGAAGATAACGATTGGTCAAAGTCGCCTGTTATCTTTATAGATCAATTTGACCAAGTTGTAGAAAGAGTAGAACATACGAATAATACGCCTATAATTTATAGTGCGAATTACATGCACGGAACAATCAAATCTTTAGATAATACAAACGATAGAATTACTTTTGTTGTTGATATTAAGTATTGGTTTGCCAGAGTTAGATCAAAATATAACAACGGTACTTTGTTTACAAACAACAAAGCATTTTGGAGTATGGCATGAACAGGTGGGATATAACTGTTAAACAAAGTAACTATGATTTCAATCCTTTTAGAGAAAGCGATCATGGTAAATACTTTAAAACAGTTACAAACATTTACGAGGACTGGTCAAAGGAATTAGAATATGCAAACAATCAACAATATGATTTCTATTGGCCTAGTCCTGTGAAACCAGGTGGCGATCATTTTGATTATGAGTATGAAAATAAACTAGTAGAAGATTGGGGTATACCTAAAGACTTTGTAATCTACAGAATGTGGACTGCAACAAAGAAAGAGTGTCCTATATTATGTGGTCTAGCAGACAGGTTAGGTTTAGAAGACGCACAAGTTAATATACAAACACAAACTACAGGTATGATGTTACATTTACATATTGATAGTTTAACAGGTTTAAGAAAAGAAAGAAAAGATCAATCATCAAGCAGAGCAACTGATCCTGAATGGGGTAGAGTTTTTGTTATGTTAGAAGATTGGAAACCAGGACATATTATTCAATTTGGGAATACATATGTACCACCATGGAAAGCAGGTGATGTAGTATGGTTTGATTGGGCAAACATACCACATAGTACTGCTAACACAGGACCATGGCCTAGAACTATTGCCAAGATAACTGGCAAACAAACAGAAAAGTATAAAAAATTATTATGAATATAACGCCTTTATTTGCTATTGCAATATTATTACCTAGTATTACAAGTAATCAAAGAATACAATATGGCATACCATTATCTTTAATGTTATTTAAAGATGTGTTTTTAGGTTTTCATGGCCTAATGATACCTGTCTATGGTTGTATGTTGATTTTCGTGCTACTAGGCAGACATATAAGTAATAGTATAACAGCAACGTTTGTAGGCGTTTTGATTTGGCATGTTGTTGTTAACTTCGCTGTATGGTACTCATACGGTGGCAATTTATTACAAACTTACATACAAGCAATACCTTTTGATTTTAATCTTTTGGTATCAAGTTTGATATGTGTTATGATAGGAAAATTATGTATAAAATATTACTCACATTATTTGTATTACTAATTAGTTTTACAAGCGCTAAAGCAGATGACTGTAGAGGTGATAGGCCACAATATGATGAAGATGGTCATCTCATTATCTATATCTGTAAATCATTTATTAGAAACTCAAGCGATCTAACTCATAAAACATATTCATATGAAGTTGTATCAGCAGACAAAGACGAACTACAAAAAGTATCTTCTTTAAACGTTGTACAATCTGGTCCTGATGGCCAGTTAACTTCTACGTTTATGAGAGGTACAAATTCAAACCATACTCTTGTTACACTTAATGGTATTGCTATACAAGATCACTCAACACCAAATGGTACTGAAGATTTATTTGCACACAGTTTTTTAGGTGTAGATAGAGTTGAAGTAATCAAAGGACCTATGGGTAGTATCTACGGACCTAATGCAATAGGTGGTGTTATCAATATGGTTACACAGGCAAATGGTCTAAACTATATTGAGTTATCAGGTGGTAGTTTTGGTCAGAAAACACAAGTAATAAAACTTGGTAAAGCAGATTACTCAAAAGGTTTTATTATAGACTTTAGAGTAGAGAATGAAACTGCTGATGGTATATCTGTAGTAGATGGTACAGAAAAAGATGGTATCGCTGATAGAAATTATATCTTTCAAGTAGAGAAGTTTCTAGGCAAATGGATGTTAAAGTCTAATATAATTCAAACTGTAAACAAATCTGATTTAGATAAATCTACAGACTATACTGACTATACATCTAAATGGCAATTCAATAATCAATACATCTCTTTACAAAGTAAAGATACCGAGTTTTCTTTTCAAAAATCAAAACATAAAAGAACATATGACGATAAAGGTACAAAAGATATTTACAATTCAGACCAAGAAACATTTATCGCTAGTCATACATTTCATCCAGAAAAAACAATATCTTTGACTACAGGATTTGAACACAATCTACAAGAAATAGATTTTGATACTAACATTGCAGGTTATGATTCAAACGTAGATAAAGAAAGACACAATCATGGTTACTATGTCAATTTTGATAAACAACTTGATAGTGGTGTCTTCTTTCATAGTGGTATTAGACATGATACACCCGATACATTTGACAATCAAACTACAGGCAGAGTTGCTGTAGAAAAAAATGGTGTACATTTAAGTTACTCTACAGGTTACAAAGCACCTACAGTTTACGAGATGTATGGTAAAAACAATTATGGGTTTTTAGGTAACAGTAATTTGATACCTGAAAAATCAAAGACATGGGAAATAGGTTACAAATCAGATGAACATAAGTTTGTTTATTTTGAATCAGAAATAGATAATCTTTTAAAGTATGATACAAACACTTATGTTAACGATACTAAACAAAGTAAACAACATGGTGTAGAATTAAACAATACATTTACATATGGTAAAATACAATTGAGTAATAGTTTATCTTATACAGTATCAAAAGATGGTGACAATAAAGACATGTTAAGAAGACCTAACTGGCAGAATACATCAACAGTATATTATGATAACTTCTATGTTGACTTTAATTACTTTGGCAAACACAAAGACATTGACGCTTCAACATATGCAAGAAAAGATATGCATGCTGTTGAAACATTTGATATAGGTTACAACATTGATGTTGATAATAATACTTTCTTTTGGAGTATAAACAACGTCTTTGATAAGTCTTATGAAAGACCAGATGGTTACAATCAATACGATAGAACTTTTAATCTAGGCTTTAGAAAATACTTTTAATGTTTGATACTATATTATGGGCTGTTATAGGCACTTTAAGTGGTGTCATATTTGGTGTGATACCAGGTGCAGGACCTTTTGTTGCAACGGCAACTCTATATCCTTTCTTAACGCATATAGAACCTGTCAATGTTATGATGTATTACATAACAGTTTTGATTGCAACTAATTATACAAATAGTGTAACTGCTATTCTGTATGGTATACCTGGTGACGCTACAGCGATGAGTACTGCAAGGAATGGTCATAGATTATTCTTAAAAGGTTTTGGCAATCTAGCAGTTGCCTCTAACGCTGTAAGTAGTACAGTAGGAGTTATATTTGCTTTTACTGTTTTTATTTTAGTGTTGCCTTACATTATAGAAGTTTTTAGATTTTATAATAGTGTATTACAGACAGTTATTGTTGCAGCTGCAATTGTAATGATTACACTATTGACAAAACAGAATAAATTGTTTACAATAGTATTGTTTTTATTTGGAGGCATGATTGCAAAAATAGGTATAGACCCTATTACATTTGATAGTTTTTTGACTTTCAATAACTCATATCTCGCAATTGGGATACCTTTTGCAAGTGTGATGATAGGATTATACATAGTGCCAGAACTAACAAAGTTAAACAATTTCAAAGTAGGCGTACCTAAACGTATAAATACTTTTACAGTTGGTAAAGATACTGCCACCCCTACACTTATAGGAAGTTTTGTAGGATTTTGGTGTGGTATGATACCAGGTGTAACAAACATTCTTGGCAGTTATGCAAGTGCAAATATTATTAAAAGGTTTTTCAAAAAACCTGTACTTAAAAGCATAGCAGCCGCAGAGGCAGCAAATAATAGTGGCGCATTATCATCACTATTGCCTTTGCTTATACTAGCGATACCCATAACGGGAAGTGAAGTTTTGATTTATTATATTATGTTAGAAGATGGTTTCGTTTTCAACGCTCAAAATACAGTCAAACATTTAGAAAGTATAATTTATATTATACCATTTGTGACTGCCTTTTGTCTGTGGTTAAGCTGGTACGGTTTCAATCTGTTAGGTAAGATTGCTTATTACTATAAAAAACATAGAAATATAGCAAACATCTTACTTCTCTCAATAATTAGCATTGCAAGTATATCAATATTCGCCATACGTGAATGGATGATTATCTGTATATTTGTTTTGTCTATAATCGGTTTCTTAATTAGACGCTGGGACACTAGTCCTATTATTTACGGATACTTTCTAAGCGATCTATTTTATGAAAATTTTATTAGAACATTAATAATCTTATAGGAGATAAAATGAAAAAAATAATGTTAATAATAATGAGTATGTTATTCAGTACAATGGCATACGCACAAGTGCAAATTATCAACCCAGGTTCACAAGAAGGTGTATTCAGACAAATACTTTCTACAATAGGTGATACAACTGACCACAATTTTGTTCAGGCAGACAATCCAGTTACTGCATACACTTATATAGAAGGTGCTGAAGGTGGCACAGAACCTATCTTAACAATATGGTCTAGTGAATGGCCAGGTGACGATAGTTTAAAAAGTCCGAAAGTATCTAAAGATAACATTGTAGCTTTAATGACATATGAGACTCTTATGTGTAGTAGAGCATACAATTCACTTGAAGATATGAGTGGACAAACTGTTAAGATTGCGACATGGGGATCAGAACCAGTTGCAAAATTTCTTACAAATTTAGGTGCAAAATATAATGTAAATTTTGTAGTTGTACCTTATTCTGGCAGCGGAAGTACTACTAAAGGTTATGTTGGCAAAGACGCCGATACTGTCTTTACAATTACTTCACGTCAAGCCGCATTAGAGGAAGATGGATCTAAATGTATTGCCTTTTCAGAAAAAGGTGAATTAGGTTTTAGATTTGTTGACGCAATCATCACCATTAATGCTAACTACGCCTTAACAAATGAATTACGTTCTGCTGTAACAAACCTCTCTACTACTACCGAGTGGAATAGTAAATTCAAAGGCTCTGTAACTTATGTTGGAAATGGTTCTAATCAAACTATAGAAATGTTTGAAGAGGCTGTTACTAATTTTAGTAAGTAATACAATTATGTAAGAGCTGGTTGGCATCCTTATAGTTGTCAAACAGCTCTTCCTGATCTCTACCAGTTATGTTAAGATTTACATTAAACTTTTTGTTTTGTAGATTTTGAAATTCAGGTATATTCATACCGACTTCTAACTTCTTATTCAGATAATTTAGATATTGTTCAACGATTTCTATATTCTTTATTTCTTTAATTACACCAGGTTTTAATTGAGTACAACCCCACAGTAGATGATTTGTAATTTCTGGTTCTTTGTTGTTACCTATATTGTTAAATATATTATTGCCAGGTAACTTATCTAATATATTAATAAACTGACCTATACGTGTATTAAAATCTATTGCAATTAATTTTTTACCTGATATGTGAAAGTCAGGACCTGCAAAGTACATATCTTTTACTTTTAGTTTATCAACTATAGTCTGTACGAAACCATACATTATTCTATGTTGCTCTTCATCTACTTCACTCACAGGTATAGACCATACTGCCATATCTTTTGCGATATCACTTTTCTTACTGATTGAATGTTGATCTATAGGATTTTTATGAAAGTCTAATATGTCGCCATACTTTACTTTAGCATTTCTTACATAGAATAAACAATCTACTTTACCATCTTTAACATAACCATAAGGTGATATAGATGGCTCTTCAGACCAATAGTATTCTTGTGCCATAATTTTACAAGGTACATTATTAAAGTTTTCATTTTGAATACCTGTTTTATTGATTTCAAAAAAATCATTATGATAATTTAGTTTACTTAAATGATCTAAAAAATGATGTTTGTTATTCCATCTTCTATACTCTATTATAGGTGTATTCTGATCTGATTTAGGAAAGAAAGAATTACTGCCTGTACCTATATCTGGTTTTGTAAAAAACTCATTGCCATCAAATACATCTAGTTGACTATGAAAGGTAGGTGTAATACTTTTAGGTACGTTATGTTGTAGTCCTATTGCTCTACAAAAATCATCAAGTTTTTGTTTATTACTAAACACCTCAGCTGCAAAGGCAGACATGTTGTTTATGCCGTAATAACTTTCTAATTGTGCTTGAATAGGAAATAAATTTTCTGATACACAAAACACTTTATCACAAGATAAAATCTTTTGTGTAATTTCTATTATATCAAACTTCTTTGATACAACTAAATCGTCTATGTGTTTTATGAAAGGTTTGTAGCGATCGCCTGACTTGTTTGGCACCACATCACAAACTAATGTGATGTGGTTATTTAAATTCGCTGTGATAAGACCTTCGGTCTTGTTAAGACTACGCTTGTGTGATAATATAATTACATTCATTCATAATATATATATTAATATTATCTATTCTTCATCTGGTAACAAAGGTTCTTTTGCAGATTTTTTTTCTTCATCAATAAAGTGACCTTCTTCAGATTTGATAAGATCATCAACATCTGGTAAAGCATCCGCTTTTTCTTTCCACTCGTTGTATGAAGCTTCATCTTTAAAATCTTTTTGAATTACGATTGACTTTTTGTCTGTTGATAAAACAGCAAATTTATCTAATACGTATTCTGCTTCATTATCAATGTGTTGACTTATTTGTTCTTCACTTATGTTTGTTGAACAGCTTTTGTTAAAAAATTCCTCTACTGATCCAAATGTCAACGAATCATTTACATTAGTTAGTTTCCATTGTTTTGTATATGTTGCCATTAGTTAAACTCCTCTTTTGTTGGCATTAGATTTACACCGTCTTTTGGTCTATAGTCTCCCCATTCTTTTACTTTCATAAAAAAACCTTCTTGTTCGGTTATGTTAAAATCTATTTTAGGTAAAACACTTCTTTCTTTTTTCCATTCGTTATAATGTATAACTCTATCAAATCTTCTTATAACGACAACTCCTTTTTTATCAGGTGTTAAAAGGGCATGTTTTTCGTGTACAAACTTATTGTTTATATTGTCATGTAATTTAACGGTTTCTTCATCTGTAGTTCCAGTATATGCTGAGTCAAAAAATTCACCAATTGACTCATAAGTTTTGTTTGGATCTACTATATTTCTATATAGAAACTGTATATCTAGTGCCATAATTTAACCTCAAATTGATTAATACTATTATTTATGCGTATAAATACTACTATGGCAGCAATAGCTAATTATAATATAGATCAAGGTACAACTTTCAGTTCAACTGTAACCGTAAGAGATAACAGCGGAGATCCGTTAGATTTAACGGGTTATACGGCAACTGCAAAGATGGCATTGGGATATAGTTCTACAAGAACAAGAACAGATTTAACTATTGTGTTTGATGGTGACAGGACAACTGGAGAAGTTACAATGTCACTAACTGCAACACAAACAGCTGCTTTAGAAGCGCCTGCAAGATATGTTTATGATTTAGACATAACAGATTCTTCAGGTACAGTAACAAGAATAATTGAAGGTCTAATAACTGTTAGACCTAACGTATAATAACTAAGGAGAAATATAACATGAGTAGTGAAAATATCAACTCAACAACAGCACCTGCGACAGAACAAACTTTTACAATTGATGGTAAAGACTATAAAAGAAGTGAGTTAAATACAAAAACTTTAAATAGTATTATCATTAGACAAGACCTACAAGCAACTAGAGTTAAGTTGTCTTTAGAGTTAGAAAAAGTTGCTATTTTACAAAAACACTATGATGATATTATTGCCGCTGAATTGGGCATTGATACATCAAAAGAAGCTGAAAAAAAGTAGTTATTAATTAGTTTTACATTACCTTATTATTATAAATATTATAAACTTACTAGTAATAAGGTAATATGGCAGACAGAATAACAGCTACAATTAATAATAGTACTTCGGGACCGAGAAACGTTTCCGTTACTGTTCCATCAGCTTCAACTAGACTTAATGCTCTAGGTGATGTTAACGTTACAACGTTAAATGATGGTGCAATGCTTCAATATGATGATAATTCTAAAAAATGGACGAGTCGAACTGATATAAAAACTGAAAGTGGAAATTTAATATTAAACGGTGGCACATTTTAAAAGATAGGGAGAGATTTTAAATGGCAACAATAATCAAAATTAAACGAACCACTGGTGCTAATGCACCCAGCGGCCTTAACCAAGGGGAATTAGCTTATGTCTATGATACTTCAGCAACCGATAGTGGTGCTGGTGGTAATGGTATTAGGTTATTCATTGGTGATCCAACATCTTCATCTAATTCAGCAATTGAAATTGGTGGAAGATATTACACACAACTTTTAGACCACACACCAGGAACGCTAACTGCGTCTTCTGGTTTAGTAGTAGATTCTAATAAAGCAATTGATGAATTGCTTATTGGTAATAATGCTACCACAGGTGGTACAATAAAATTAAACGAAGGTACTAATAACGGCGCACATTTTGTAGCTCTTAAATCTCCCAATTCTTTAGCTGCAGACGTTACTTATACTCTTCCAGGTACTTACTCAAATGGTCAATTCTTAACAGTTGACGGTTCTGGTAATTTAAGTTTTGCTGCTGTTCCATCTGGTTCATTTACTTTATCTGATGGCTCAACTACCGATACATTTACTACTGGTGAAACTTTAACATTTACTGGTGGTACAGGTTTAACATCAACTATTTCTGATAACACAGTTACTTTTGATTTAGATAACACTGCTGTAACTCCAGGTGCATATGGTTCTTCAACTGCAATTCCAACATTTACTGTTGATCAACAAGGTCGTTTAACAGCGGCTGGTACGGCTACAATATCAACAACATTAGATATTGCTGCTGATAGTGGTACAGACGATGGTGTTGCATTAGGTTCAGACACATTAACATTTACTGGTGGTACAAATATTGATACTTCAGTTTCTGGTGATACAGTTACAATCAGCACACACGCTGACGTACTAACAGCTTCATCAACACATA